GCGGCTCTTTGATTATTGGGTACAACTTTGATATTGTATTCCTTCATCATTGATTCAAACCATTCTCTTTCGCCAATAAAATTGTCAACACATATGTTAATATTTTGCTCAGAATAAGATTCAGTTTCACTTGCTGACTTTATTGAAGAAGTATTTGCATTTCTAATTGAATTTAGACTTTCAAGAGTTGCTAACCCAATATTTCTAACTGCTTTAGAACTAACAACATATTCACCACCATGCAAAAGTGTTGGAATAGATTGAGAACTGAAAGCATTTATATATCCACCATTTGCTTTTTTAAATGTATATTTTGGAGGAGTATATGGTTTAAATTCATATTTTGGAGGAGTATATGGCTTTATTGGGTTACTAGGCATTGGGTTACTAGGCATTGGGTTACTAGGCATTGGGTTACTAGGCATTGGGTTCTTAGGCATTGGGTTACTAGGCATTGGGTTAGATAAAGAAATTGTTTCAACAGGCTTTGGTTTAAGATAAGGCATTGCTACGGGTGGTTTAAAACCTGTGGTGCTTCCTATTGGGTTACCTATTGGGTTATTAGGCATTGGGAGATAAGGCATTGGGTTAAAAGGCATTGGCTTAAAATCACTCATTAAATGCTTTGACTGACCACTGCTTACTGTTGGTGCTGTTCCACCACCAGAGCCTCCTCCCCCTCCTCCAGAGTTAGCAGCGTTATCCATTTCTGAAGCAATGCCAGCAAGCAGTGGTGAAAGTCCAGCAGCAAGGGTTTGAACCTTGCTTAAAATATGACCAACAGTTCTTTCCATTGCGTGCTGAATAGATTTATTAGCTCTATCCATTGCATTCACCCAAACAAGGAATGGATTATTATTTCTTAGGATATCTCTTAATCTAGAGAATATATTTCTAAGGGAACCTGGTTGTTCTTTTCCACCAAGCATAATATTTCCAATTCTCTTCATTTGGCCAGGAAGTAAATCTAGTTTTTTACCAAAAAGATCTTTTGCTTGCTGTGACCATTGACCAGAATTAATTTGTGTAGGAATTGCATTAAGCATTCCTATAGTTGCACCAATTACTGTTGTATTATCTTTTGCATTAGTTCCAAGTCCATATTTATCAACCGCCGTATTTACAAGTTGATCAAGACTTGTAGTAAAAGCACCTACTGCTTCATTTGGAAGACCAGTAGTGATTTTAGTTGCCAATTCTGTCATCATATTTGCAAATTCTGCTTTACTGTCGGCTGCAACTCCCTTAGCAGCATTTAGCAGTTGATTTAATTGGTTATTAAACTCATCAATTGTATTTGGAGGGAATTCAGTAATTTTTTCTGCTGCTTTCTGGAAGTCTTCAATTACTGAGTCGTAGTATTCTGAAGCAGCCTCTTTTGCTTCCTTAATTGCTTCACGAATAGCATCTCTATTTTCTTTTGCAAGATCCTCTGCTCTCTTAGTATCTAGGTCTGATACTGATTTTGCAGATTCAATCTTTGCTTTTTGCTCCTCCAGATCAAGCATTCTTGCATCATCAATACGACCTTCATAAATAGCCAAAGCGCGATTGCGAACATAATTTTGTCTATTAAGTTCTCTTTCATCAAGCATCTCTCTTCTTTTAAGTTCGTATTCTTTTGTTCTTGTGAGAGATTCCTCTGCTTTTTCAAGAGCATCTATTGTTTTAATTTGATCATCAAATACCTTAAGAGCAGCTTCTTTTTGATCCTGTAGTGCTTGCGTGAGTTGACCTGTGTAGTCTTTGACATTTTCAGCAACATAATCAAGAGTTTTGTCAACAAATTCCTGCAGCATATCTCTGAGAGCTTGGCCTACTGAACCTGCGCTACCACCTACTCCCTCTTCAATGCCCTCACCTAAAGCATCTCCAATAATTTCACCTTTATCTTTAGCATCCTCTTCAGCTCCATCAGTTGCTGATTCTACTAATTTTTCACCATCACCACCTTTCATAGCGTCATCAATAAATCCAAGAATTCCTTCAAGAGCGCTAACAGCCCCCTTGGTTAGACTTTTTACTCCTGGGATCCAACTTGTTACCCATGCTGCTGCTTTAGCAACCTGCAAGAACCCTAGAACAATAAATCTAAAGACATGGGCAAATGGTCCCATAAGACCAATAATTGCTTGTCCGATTCCAGTAAGGACTTGCTTTATGCCAGCCATAAAGTCTCCCTTGAAGATTTTTATAAATCCGCCTACAAAATTAGCAATTCCTCTAATAAGTGCTGCTATTGGTTTTAATATGAAGCCTATGGCCTTGGCAACAACATTCCTCATTAAGAATGCAATAACACTTGCTACACCCTTGATAAGTTTAGCAAGGAAGTTAATAACAGCAGCAATTCCATTTACTGCACCGCCAGCCTTGTCTGATCCAGAGATAAATCCAGCAATAAAGTCAAGGAATGGCTGAATTATTGACATTAATGCTTCTTTAAGAATATTGAAAGTATCTTTAAATGCTTTAATTGCTGGTTCAATTGCTTTCTTAAACTTATCAAAGTTTTTCATCACAATCATCACAACAGCAGCAACAGCAAGTAGAACAAGGCCAATTCCAGAACTAATAATTGCAAACTTCAGTACGTTAAAGACTTTTGTAGAGTGCATTATCATGCTAGAAAATGCTTGAAGAGACTGTATTGGATGGAGAATCGCTCCACCCATCATTTTAAGACTTTTAACTGGATGCATTAAAGCATCTCCAGCTTTTTTACCAATTGAAACCATTGGATTTAATACTTTTGAACCAACATCTTTTGCTTTAGTAAAGGCTTTTGTCCCCATATCTGTAACTTTTGTTTTAGCACTTACAATATTTTCTCCAACTCTTGTTTTTGCAGTTGCAAGATTTGTTACTGGAGTTTTAGTAGGAGTTTGAGCTTTTAAGTTTTGAGCAACTTTCTTTGAATAGTCATCAGAAACTTGTACAATTGCTTGTTGTTTTATATTATTAAGTACAGAGTCAAAATCGTCTTGATTTAGAGCAACTTTTAGTGCTCTTTTTTGGATTGCTGAAAGTTTTGTGAATTTACCAGATGGAGTTTTACCAACAAATCCACCGCCAGGTGTAACTTGATACTGAGGCATTGTTGCCATTGTCTTTTGATATTGAGATGTTGTTAAACCATGTTGCTGTCTAAATAAAGTTTTTGTTTTATTTTCTACTGATCTATCAAACTGAGGGGTTCCTAAAAACCCTGGGGTTGCCTGAACTGCTTGACTTCCTCTTGTTACTGGACCTATTTGACTTAATGCCGTTTGAACTTCTTTTGATGCAGTTGATGTTTGTCTAAGAACACCGCTTAATTGACCAAATTTTCTAACGAGCCTTCCAACAGGATTTTCCATACTTGCAAGTTTTGCAATAAAAATAGAAAACTTACCGCTATCTGTTGATACAGTATTACCAACCATAACTAATGGTTTTCTAAGAAATCGTAATTGTCCAGCGGCAGCTACTGATTCTATGCTAAGGTTTCTTAAACCTGGCAAGAATCTTGCAAAAGTTTCAAGTATCACACCACCAGCAAGTTTTACCTGACCAAAGGCGAAAACAAGAGGACCAATTGATGCAGCAGCAATTGCTAAGATACCAATAAACTTCTTAGCGGCTGGATCCATGTTTCTTATAGCATCCATAAACTTTATTAAACTATCAATAATTTTTTCTATTGCTGGTCTAAATTGTTCAATTAAATCTTTTGCTGTAATTTTAAAAGCAACTCTTAACCTATCAAACTGTACAGATAGAGATCCAAGAACCTGTTTTAATTCTTTATCAGCAATATCCATTGCGCTTGCAGCACCAGCCATTTGCGTAACCAATACTTTTCCAGCCTGAGTGGTAATTCCAGCAAAAACATCTTCACCAGCCATGCTTCTTTCTTTAATAAAGTCAGCTAAACCTTGTCTTGCATCTTTTGCATTTTCAATATCTGCTTTTGTTACTTTCCCAAATCCTTCAATAGTTTGGCCTACTTGGGCTGTTGCAATTCTTGCTGCAATACCTATATCTTCAATTGTATTGACTAGCTGTATTGAACCACCGTTTGCTTTTTGTGCTTCTTGGTATGCAGTATTAAAAACTTCCCTTACTTTTGCTTCAGTATTTCCAGCGCCAGAGTTTATTCCAGTTAGTCTTTGTTGGAACATTGCAAGTTCTGCAATTGATCTCTCCATTCTTGGTCCTTGTCTAACACCAAAAATCTTTGCAAAAAATTCCATTGTTGCTTGAGTATTTTTACCATTGTCATCAAGAGCAATAAACATATCAACTAATGATTGTAGTGAGTCAATTCCAGCACCTTTTACTTCTTCAAAGTGCTTTACAGCGTCTACTCCAAGATCTTTTGCATAACTATCTGCAAGTTGATTAATTAAGTCAAGGTTGGCTTTTGTTGGTGCAACAAGTCTTTGCAAAGAAACTTTAATAGAGTTTGCAGATGCACCGATTTCAAAACCAGCAGCCTTCATAGGCGCAAGCAATGCAGCGGCTTCAGTCATTGACAAACCAAAGGATGTAGCGGCAGCTGACATTTCGGGGAATGCGTCTGCTAGATCTCTTAGAGATAATGCTGTTACGTTTTCAACTGTGTTGAACATTGCTAATTGAGCAGTAACTGCACCGATTATGACTTCCTCTCTTTCAGCTGCTGACTCAAATTGTCTTCCAGAAGCATCAGCAACTCTTGCAGTTTGCTGGAAAACCGACTGTACAAACTGTTGACTTGCAGAAGTATCTAGACTGCCTAGTTTTTCCATTCTGAAAGTTAGTTCTGCTAGTTGCGTAACACTTTCATTAGCAGCAAAACCTAATTCTGCAAAGTCTCCAGCAACTGCTGTTACGAGTTCTTGTGCTACACCAAAGTATAAAGATTGTCTTTGAATTTCTGCATTTAATTTTCTATAAGATTCAAGCATCGCGTCAGCTCTTTCTTGTAGAATTTTTGCACTTTCAATTTCTTGTTGATTGGTTGATTGAAGTTTTGTTGCAATTTCGCCTGTAGTTGTTCCAAGTTTTACATATGCTTGATCCAAGTTCATTGCACTATTTTCAAGCAACTTTGTAAGTCTTACAGTTTCTCTGTCAACGGCCATTATTGAATACAAAGCTGTTCTTCCAAAAACAAGCATTGGCGTTGTTAAACCAATAATAAGGCTTCTGCCTGTAAACTGAGCGTCTTTACCAAGACGCTTAATATTTTGACCAACAGACTGAAGGTCTGAGGAAAATGCTCTTAATTTAATTCCTTTTAGTGCATTACCATATGTTGATAAATCTTGACTTGCTGATTTATAGTTTTTAGCATTAATTAGACCAGCTTTGTATGTAGCATTTAAAAGTTTTAAATCATTATTTACTTTACTAATTTCACCAGAAAGCGCTGATTGATTTCTTGTTAATTCTGATACTGTTTTTGCATGCTTTCCAGTTTCAGAGGAAGCACTACCCATAGCAATATTAAGCGCCCTTTGGCGAGCATCAAGCGCCCTTGTAGAAGCAGATACGCCATTAACTTGTCCAACAAGGTTTCTTAACCCTATTGACAAGTCCCTAATGCTCTGTGTGCCCAGAACGTCTACAAGTATGTCAATTTTAGTTGTAGCCATAGAGTAATACCAGGTTAATTATTGCATTATTCTTTAAATAAAGCAATTTATTGAGCTTCATACCCAAGACCAATTGGAACATACTTAATGTTGTCTCCAGTAATATAGTCAGGTTCAACTTCTACTGGGTCATACCAATCATCACTAAAGTCAACATCAGCACCCCAAGCAAGAGCACTGATTTTAACTTGTTGTGAAGTTTCATTACCGCATGCTCTATAAAGTAAAAACAGTTCTTCTAGACAGATCTTGCTCTCAAGTTCTTCTATGCTTTGCCAAGCGCCTATTTTTACAAATATTTCAGCTTCGTATTTTAGAAGGGCGAGGTCTTCCCAAGGAGTACCTTCTCCTGAGCCATCGCCCTTTACGAGTTTGGGTCAGAACCCATTGCAGCACCCATAATTAGGTTAAAACTGCGTAGGTCTAGAATGTCTTCAAGTGCATCAAGGTCTTCTGACAATTCTGGCTCAACCTTTTGAAGAGCAATTGAAGCGGCCTGAACCATTCTATCAATGTCCTCATCACTTAATTGATCCTCTGTCGCCTTCATTTCTGAAACAACCTTCATAAACTTTCTTAACTGACGAATTGTTAGAGGCTTAATAACCCTAGCCTTACCGTCAGCAAAAACAATTTCTACACCTTTGTATAGGTCTTTATTCTTTTCAGTCAAAACTACACTCCTTGTGTCTATATAAGGGAAAACCCTCAGTGTCATAGTATATCACACTGAGGGCACCCTCTCTACGGCTTTATTAAGTTTTTAATCAGGCAGTCTGATCAATGATCTTACCGTACTCGTAACCTGAGTCTCCGCTGACTGGGAGAATTCTGAACGAAACAGCAAAAGTTGTAGCCTCAGCTCTCTTCATTGAGATTGTTGATGACTCCATTGAAATTGCTCTCTTGGTATTAAACTTACGAGTAAGTGTTGATGCTGCATTTGAACCTGGGGCATTACCTACGATCTGGATAGCCTTCTCGTATGGGTACACATTCTGAACACCGAACATAAATGTCTTTGTGTTTGCACCGTCTTGGTTAGCCTTAACATCTGCACCACCTGTTGCGTTGTCGTAGCTCCATGCTGCAGCAAGGTTGTTTAGGGTAGCCTCTGCGAGAGTGGTCTTAACCATAACCTTAACCTTTGACTGGATGACCTTAGCGGCATCACCGTACTGATCAACTTCAATGTCAACCATGTCTGGCTCCCATGAAATCTCAACACCGTTTTGTGTACCACCGACAGATGTGAGGCTGTCAAAGTCGTTTAGAGTCAATGAGGTGTTTGATGTACCGATCTTCATCTCTGCTTCACCGACAACAATATTTGCTACAGTTACATTACTTGAACCTGGCATTTTGTTTTCCTCCTAATTATTCAAGGATAAAAATCCTTTTTCCTTTTTTGTCTCGCCATTTGGAAATCCTCTTGGCGTGATCAATTTGAACTTCATCGTTCCTTTTTCCGATGGCAAGAGACTTATTCCACTCAAATTCATAGGATTTAGCCTGAATTCTTACGGTATATCCTGGATTCTTACCAACATATGTAATAGTAGTATACTTCATATCTTATTATATTACCACACTACTTGATGACATGGTAGATTTGGAAGTCCAAATCCATCTTGTACCAGCCAAGTTTTTCCTCTGGTTCTTCTATAGAAGAATCAACAAAAATACTTGACAAGATCCTACTTGAATTACTCTGTATCCCTGTAGATTCAGAGACTGTATCTCCCCTACCTAAAAGGACTAAAAATCTTTCTGATATTTTTAACAATCTATCAACATTACTATCATATATGCAGTATCTAACATTATCATATCTATTCCACCAATCTTCTACAGAAGAAATTGAAGGAGTAGCATAATAAATAACAAAAGGAGGTGTTTCCTCAGAATCTCCAATAACTGGATAAAAACTCATAGTCTTACCAGCAATATTTGCCAAAGTAGTGTCTGCTTTCAAAAAAGTATTAACGTCATATATAGCTAAACTCATTATCTACCAACCCCAGACGAAGGAAGATCTGGTCCTGACCTACCGCCTCTTGGACCAAAGCCTTGTCTTCTAAATGCTTTTTGAAGTTCATTTATCATTGTGTCTCTTAACTCATCTTTAATCATATCTTCTTTTGAGAACATTTTTGGTATTGTCAAAGGAGGCTTCTTTCTCTTGCCATATTGAGCTCTGCTTTCTGGTCTTAGAACGAAGTATTGTTTACCTTTAAGGTGTGCTCTTGTAAGAACAAATTTTCTTCTTCCTCCTAAAGTTGTAGCTGCTGCATAGAATTTAGATCTTTTATGTTTTCCACCTGAATCAATTTTCTTAGGTGGTCTTGCAGTTAGTACTAGTCCAGTTGGGCCATAAGATGCAACATCATATTCAATATATTTAGCACCTTTTGTAATTCCACCAACTCTTCTTGGCATAGTTCTTGCTGTAGCAACAGCTGCTGTATACTGTGCTTGTTTGATTCTATTTGGATATGTGTCAACCTTTTTAGCAAGAGCATCTAGCATTGCAGTTGCATTCTTATTAACTGTAATCTTAAGCATTTTCCACCACTCTTCTTGCTGTGATTAAAATATGATGTAATTTACCACCAAAACCAGTCTTTTTTTCAATCTCTGTAATCTCAAGAGGACCAGCCTCTAAAATATTTCCATATCTATCTTTTACATTAAAAATTCTATTTTTATAGGTGATGATTGAATTGTATTGCCAAGGGATATAAAACTGAAATTCATCAATGTCTGCAACATACGGAACAAGTCTTCTTTCTGTTGCATTAGATTGGAAATACAAAGGTATGTTTTGAGTAAGAGCAAATGTTGCTATTTTTTGACCAGCATCATTAACCGTAACTGTTCTTGCATGTATATCTGCTTTATGAACAAAGCGAAGAAATGTCTTGTATGACATGACTACACCACATAATCCATAACAAATAAAATATAGTCCATAAGAAGAACATCGGCTTCAATATTTCCTGTTGATTCATAGAATTTGTTTGTCATTGTAAACGAAACAGAATCCATATTGATACCAGTAATTCCGTGTCTTCTATACTCAGAGTCATCATTCATAAGGTCAGCAATAATTAAAGCAGCAGCTTGCTTGATGTTGTCTGGTACAATTCTCCAGCCATAGTCGCCGTAGATTGTATAAGTAGAGTTTTTTCTAAAGAATGTTTCCACAAGTTGCTCAAGAACTGTGTCTGTTAGAATTTTTTTAAATCTAATCCCATATGAAGATTCAAAACTGAATGGATACCTAACTTTTTCAATAGCATTAACACTTGGATCATCAATATCTAAAAGAACTGATTCTTGGTCTGTGCCTAAATCTGCTGTAACTTTACGAATTGTAAAAATTGGATATGGAAGCCTTAGTGTTAGGTATCCATCACCATCAAGAGTAAATGTTTTTTCTGGATAGTACTCAAAAGATTGACCGCAATATGCATTGATAATATATCTCGCTCTTTTTTCATTACGGTCAAAAGTTGTACCGAATGTAGTTTCTAGTTCTGGATAGAACGTGAAAAAATCATCTGAGTCAATGTATGGGGTATAGACATTAATATATTGAGACTGGGTGTACTGAGTACCCCCAATTGTGTACTTGAAATCAGCCCTGTGTTGCCCCGCTGAATTTAAAGTATAGATACCAGAGGCTTCCTGCCCATAGGTAATTGAATAGACTCCTGTGCCCGTTCTGGTCGCATTGGTGGGGCCTGAGACAAGATCCCCGAACTCATGGTAAAGGGACACCGAAACCGTATTGCTGGCGGGGTCGGATGGAAGTGTCAGAGTTAGTGTTTTACTTGTATTAATTTTTACTTCATCCATATAACCTCAATTATACCTATATATTTATTAGGTTGCTAATCCAACTTGCTCTTCAAGAGCCTCTACTTTTGCCCATAACTCACGAATCACTTGCTGTTGAGCGACACACAAACGCTCATATGCAAAGTAATCTGGTAGGCCATTTTCGTTAAATCCAACTAGTTCTGTTAAACCAATTTCTTGTGCTTGTTCGGCAATAAAGCCGTACTGCCAGTCCTGTTGGTTGCCTTCACTGTCGTATTCTTCTTTATACTTGAACTTTACTGGCTGGAGTTCAAGTACTGCTGATGTATCAAAGAGGTAATTTGATACATCAGTCTTTCTTCTTATTGAAGAGGTTGCGGTACCAAGTGTGCCAGCAGCGTTGATGATTACTGCTCTACCAGTGATTACATCGTTATGTACTGTGTCTGTTGTGTCGGCACGAAATAATACGGTTCCATCATTATCTCTTGCAACCCAAAAACCAAGGCTATCATCAGCATCAAAACGACCATTGGTTTTAATAAGTCCACCAGCGGTTATAGAACCTGTGGATGTTACAGAACCAGTAATGTTGGTTATTGCGCCAGTTGCGCCCATGTTTATAGTTGTTGCTGCTCCACCAAAGTTGATAGTGGTTGCTGTTGTATTAAGTAAGGCAAATGTGGTGCTACCAGTTGTAATTGATGTGGTAAAAAAGGGACCTGTAAAACCATTATAAAGTATTGCAGTAGTAGCACCATTAGCGCCTGAAGTCAGATCTAAGAAGTAACCACGCGCACCACCGCCCTGTTCAAAAAAACGAAGTCTATCTTGAAAAACGTCAATTGTTATTCCACCAGCAAGAGTTGTATTTGATGCTGGTTGAGCAAGAAACAACTCTCCACCTTCAGCACCATTTGAGTTATTAATACTTAACTTATTAGCATTAATATTTACAACACCAGAAGCATTGCCAATATTTACAGATGTACTTGCACCACCACCAATGTTGAGTGTAGTCGCTGTTGTATTTATAAGATCAAAAGATGTATTAGCAGTTGTAATAGAGGTAGTAATTGATGGGGATGTAGCCCTAACTACATTTCCAGTACCAGTATTTGCTGTCCAAGTTGGAACACCTCCAGTACCTGCTGTTAGGACCTGTCCAGCAGTTCCAGCACCAGTATTAGCGATCGCACCAGTTCCATTCCCATACAAAACACCATTAGCAGTAATTGTTGTTACTCCAGTACCACCAGATGAAACAGCAATAGTTCCAGCAGACCATGTTCCAGATGTAACATTGCCAACAGATGTTAGGCTTGATCCTACAACGGTGGAATTTAAAGATGTTCCAGTAAGTGTTTGAGCATTTGCAGTCACTGTTCCAGAAGTACCAAGAGCAATAGATGTTCCATTTATTGTTATGGAGTTACTGGTTAAGGCAACTGTTGGAGTTGCTCCTTCACCAGAGTTATTTGATAAAGTAATTCCAGATCCAGCAACAAGAGATGAAACATAGTCACCAACGGTGTCAGTACCAAGATCAATAGCATCATTTATCCATGCTGAACCGTTCCATTTAAGGAAATCACCAGAAGAAGGAGTTGGTGCAGTAACATTGTTTATATCATTGAGAGCAAAACTTTCAATACCAAATTGAACAATAGAATTGGAATTATTTTTATAAAACATCTTTCCATCAGCATAGTTTAATGCTAACTCGCCATGTTCAAGAGATGATGGAGTGTTTCCAGTAAGCCCAGAACTTTTAATTCTAATTGTATTAGCCATTGAGGACTCCTTCTATTTAGAAAGTGCCTCCATCAATCAAAACTAGATCAAGGGTGACACTAGAAATATTACCACCAGTAATTGCAACATTGTTGGCATTTTGAGTTGCAATTGTACCTAACTCTAAAGCTGTACGAGCACCGCTTGCACTGTTTGCGCCAGTACCACCATGAGCAAGGCCAATAGCTGTACCTTGCCATGTTCCAGTACTAATTGTTCCTAGCGATGTAAGGCTTGATGTAACAACACTTGAACCCAAAGTTGTATTTGAAAGTACCGCCGAACCCCCAATGTAATATGACTTACCAGATGCAAGGTTGAAATGCTCTGATGCGGTCCAAGCATCTGTAGCATCAACCCAGTTAAGTGTCTTATCTGTGTTGCCTTTAATCGTAAGCCCAGCACCATCCGCTGTAATATCTGTTGGTGACTCAACATTAGCAAGGACAACATTCTTATCTTCAACAACTAGAGTTGATGTGTTAAGAGTTGTTGTATTACCATTAACAACAAGATCTCCAGTTACAGTTAGATTATTACTAATCGTAACATTAGATGGAAGGCTCAATGTTACCGCACCAACACCAGAGTTTGATACTGTAATTTCATTTGCGGTTCCTGTCAAACCCGTTACAAGGTTTGTTGCTCTATCACTAATTTGTGAAGCAGTGATTGAAATATTTGAGTTTGCAGCAGTCGTTAAACGACCCTGTGCATCAACTGTGAATGTTCCTACAGTTCCTGCACCACCATAGTTACCAGCAGTAACTGCTGTATTATCAAGATCAATGGTGACTGTATCGGTGGAACCAGCAGTAGCTGTGAGCGCTGTACCGCCAGAGATTGTTAGAGTGTCTCCAGATGTAACTGTTTGAGGAGTTCCAGCATCACCAGCAACTGTGATTGATTGACTTGTTACTGAAAAGTTAATC